GTCCCTCTATGCTTTTTGATTTATATGATTTAATATATTCATTCACTGTGTGTTGATCTATACCAAATATGTTAGCAATATCGGATGTTTTTCTTCCATCGTAATATAAATATACACATCTGTACCTAATAAACATCCTTTTATCAAATGTATCTTTTATTGCCATGGCAAGTTCATTTTTATGAAATTGACGATCATTATTACTGATATATTCCATTTATATATCCCCCCAATTTTGTTTTATCTGATTTGAGTATGTCAGTATTTTTTCTTTTTGTATACAGGTATATTTTTCCCTATCGTAGATTCTTTATACCGTTATATATAAATGACATTGATTACTGATGTCTAATACTAAACACCAATTAAAAGTATATATAAACAGAGCATTTACGGTTACTTATTCAAAGCTTGTCAAAGAGTAAAGAGGCTTGTCTATTTTTAATGGGTGATTAGTATAACATGTTTCCGTTGCACAAGTATCTGTCGCCGCCGTCCTCCGCCGGAATTTTATTCATGTCCTCCAGTTCTCTGATGTCATTTGCGCTGTACCAGCCGTTCTGCCTGCTGATGGCGTAACCGCTCATACGGCTTTTGAAATCACCGCGCAAGAGTCCGTCAACATTGAACTTGACAAAATATTTCTGATGTTCATCCTCCGTTAAAAGCTGCTGAAACATTGCCTGCTCAATTCTCACAAGCCACAGTCGGATTGTGTTCGTTACAAAGTCAAGCGACTGCTGCTCGATATTGTTAAAGCTCGACTTTTCCAAATCTGCAATCATGTGGGGAGGCACTCTGAATATACGTCAGATTTCATTTACCTGAAACTTGCGTGTTTCCAAAAACTGCGCCTCCTGCGGATTGATGGAGATGGGATTGAACTTGAAACTTGCGTGTTTCCAAAAACTGCGCCTCCTGCGGATTGATGGAGATGGGATTGAACTTCATACCCTCCTCCAAGACCGCAACCTTATGCGTGTTACCGTTGCCGCCGTAGGCTTCATTCCATGCCTTACGCACTTTTTCAGGCTCTTTTAGCTCACCCGGATGCTCAAGCACACCGCTCGGCGTTCCTGAATTTGAAAAGAAAGACGAGCCGTATTCCTCGGCGGTTATGGAAAGACCGATTGCATTTTTCGCCATTGCAATCGGGGAATGACCGATAAGACCGTCAAACCCAAGACCTACAATATGCAGAACCTCATCCTTACGGAATATGAACGTGCCTTGCTTATCCGTGTTGTAAGTATAATACAGCTTGCTGTCAGCACCTCTGTCTACACGCATCTTCTCCGGCATAAGCGGATACAACGCCGCAACCTCGCCCTTGCCGTTTCTGACAATCTGCGAGTACGAATTGCCCCATAATAACAGGTGGCTCATCATGACTTCGCGCATTACAAAGCTGTTCATTTCGGGATTTGGTATATCGTGAAGCAAACGATACAGGGGATGCGTGAACACACGCTCCTTTCCGCCGTCGGTGTATTCGTAAACGTGCAGCACGGTTTCGGAGATAATCCGGACACAGGCATACACTGCTGTTGTCTGCATCGCCGTCCGTTCCGTGACCGATTTGCCCGACCATGAACGTCCGAACGGAAAAGACCGTCCGCCGCCGACGCTGTCGCCGGTGTGGTTTTTCGGGCGGTCTCTCGACTTAAATATTGAATTTATTATATTCATAAATTTCTCCTTATCTATTGACTTATGATAGCTTTTGTGCTATCATAAAATTGTAAATATAATCGACATATCGGAATATAATATAATGTATACTATTGAATTTTACGAAAAGGTAAACGGCGAATCTGAGTTGTGGGATTTTTTAGAAGCTATTCGTATGAAATCCAAAAATAGTAAAGATGCTCGTATTCAATATAACCAAATAAGCCTGTATATACAGTTACTGCAAGATCAAGGGACTCGTTTACCACAAGACATCACAAAACATATAGATGATGGAATATGGGAACTGCGTCCGGGCAATAACCGCGTCTTTTACTTCTTTTTTTGAAAATGATACATTTGTCTTGCTGCATCAGTTCCGCAAAAAGACACAGAAAACACCGCGCAGAGAAATTGAAAAAGCAAAATCCGAACGCGATGATTATTTATCCAGAAAGGAGCGTGCTTAATATGAGAACATGGAACGACTATAAAGAACACGTCAAAGAAGTTGATCCAATCGCCGCTAATGATATTAACGAAATCGAAAATATCGCTTCCATTGTAGGAGCATTGATAGAACAACGAACCGCACTCGGTATAAGCCAGCGTGAGCTTGCTTCTCTTTGCGGCATTCCTCAATCGTCTGTAGCTCGTATCGAATCGTATAAATCAACTCCAAATCTTGACACGTTATTAAAAATAATGCAACCGCTTGGTCTTAAACTTACAGTTTCATCAATTAAATAATCATTCTTAAAAACGCATTAAATTTTATAAATATTTAGTGCGTTTTTTACATTCTAAAACACAATCATTCCGCGCCTGTCATAAACGCTGCCTGTATGCGCCGTTTGATTTCTAATGCAGCGGTCAAGCGCCATAATAGCCACAACGATACCGTCAATTTTCTCCGTGTATTTTGCCTTTGTCGGCTTTATATTTTCAGCCGCATCCGTTTCCACCACAACATTGCCCGCCATCCACCGAAGCACAGGATTTCCGCCGTGGGCGATTTTACCCTCTAAGAGCAGCTTGTAAAGCTCCTTTGTCGGCGGCGACATATCCTTCATGCCCTGACCGAACGGAAGCATTGTAAATCCCATAATCTCTATTTTCTGTACGCGTTCGCCGTTAATTTGCTGTGCATCGTGAACAACTATCCTGTCAATAAACGCTCTAATGATTTCGGGCGTAAGCTCCTTACTCCCATCATATAAGTGGAGGATAATGTCCCGCGGCTTAGCCACCACAATCTTCTCTACCCGCCCCAAAAAGACCGCCTCATCAAATTCCTGCATTCCGAGAGCCTTTGCAACAGCCTTTTTCAGTGCATCTTCCAGCAGGTTTTTGCCGGAGCAGGATTCACCTTTTATCTTCTTGGTCTTGCAGGTCCAGTAGACGCAGGGCGGCATGACCTTATAATGGTTTGTTGCTCTTGTATAAGTCCGGTCGCATTCCCTGCAGAATATCCGGTTAGTAAAACAGTAAGTCTTTATCCCTGGCTGCGCCGTATGCCCTTCCCTGTGTCGGCGTTTGATTTCCTCCTGCACCCAGCGGAACGTGTCCCTGTCCACTATGGCCTCGTGGCAGTCCTCGATGTAATACATGGGCAGCTCGCCTTCGTTCATTTTTTCCTTATGGCTGATGTAGTCTTCCACGAAACGCTTCTGGAGCAGCTTGTCGCCGCAATAGCGTTCATTCTGCAGGATGTAGGTGATCTGGACGCTGGTAAAACCAAAACCCCGGAGGGTTTTTACCCCCCCATTTCCTTAAGCTGCCGCACCGTGCTTTCTAGCGGCACGCCGTTGACATAGTTTCCGAACATCAGCCGGACGATTTCCGCCTCCTCCGGGACGATGACATATGACGGTGTAATAAGCGTACCCGTCCGCATAGAAATTGCTCGGCTCGCCGTTGGGGTCGAGGGAAAGGGAAACGGAGCCGGGCATCGCAACGGGCGTGCCAAAGGACACCGCCCCGTCCGCACCCAGCGTCAGCAATGCGTAGTGGACATTGCAAATGTTGAATTTCACTTTATTCTTCTTCGGCATCGTAAACCACCTCCATGTCAAATTGGTAAAGGACCTCATACAGTTTTCGCTCTCAATCCACGTCTCGGATTTGTTGTAGAAGATGCGGCGCTTATCCAGCGCATCCTCCAGCCGCTGTTCCACCAACGGGTCCTTTATGTCGGAGTACAGTTCAATGTTCGCGCCGGTTATCTTGTGGTACACCATGCCGTCAGCGTCGAAGTTATCGCTCTGTGGCATGAGGTAGCAGACAAATGGCGGCTCCGGCGATTCGCCCTCAACAAAATGGTCATAGGCGAAGAGGATGCCTGTTTCTTTCAAAATTGCAATTAAGGAAACGCTGATTAATATAATATTTTTAACAAAAAAACAAATATAATCTAAGAGTCAAATTTTTGATAGATAGATAATAACGAAAGGGACACTAAAAATATGTTTAGTGTCCCTTTCGTTATTATTTTGATGTCCCTTTTGGCACCTTTGCCCGAAAAAGGACGCACCTATACAAGGCAGAACTCTTTTGTTCGTCCTCCCCGAATGCACATGACTAAGTTCGCACACGCAA